AGCGCCAAAGAGGCCTACGCAGAAATGCCGGCGGCGCTGAGAGCATACATAAAGGCCATGCCGGAGTATGACGAGGATATATTCAAAGCCATAACGGAGGAGGTATGACAATGGCTGAACTGAAACCGCGCGGCTATTGCATGTTACATTCCAGAAAATTATAATCACGGGTGGTGTCCAATTTGGACACATTCCATATTGAGGACGGAGGGCGCAAGGCCGGCGGTCGGATTGAGAAGGGAGTTTCGACCAATGGGCAAAAACAAAACCCTCCGGACGCGGGAG